CAGAGCTGCCTTTATGTCTTCAGCAATCTTATCTGCTCTAGACTTTTCTTGATTCTCAATTGTCAAATAATGAGCGGAAGTTCCCTGTCCACTAAATGACGGATTCTTAAATTTGTGGACAAGTTCGTCCGCTTGTGTCGGAAAAACAACACATATCATTAACCATATTATTAATGCAATTTTTGTTCCACTATCCATTTTCCTTTTCCTTAGCGTCCTCTATTAATTTTTGACGCTCACGATACTCTAAGACTGTGTTTACCTTTTGTTGTAAACGAAGCATGTCTTGGTCTAACATTCTAAGTTGGTCTGTCAATTTTATACTTGCGGTGAACATTCTTCCGAGTGCGGGTTTGACTTCTATGGTGATGAATTTCCACACATACCATATAAAGTACCCCATACCCATAGACATAACCATTGGGAAACCGAACTCTGCTATTAGTTGAGCAATGTTACCCATAAAGATTAGTCCCTTCTAGCGTCTATAGTTCCATCCTCAACAAAATTTTCTGCACGTGCAACTCTATCAATTGGTGGGGTGAGTTCCAATGCGCTACTAACTAGTAAATCTATTTTAATTATGTCGTTGTTCATTACACGTGCTCGTGTTTCAAGCATGTTAATGATATTTTCTGTGGATGCTATCTGACCTAGGACGGACTCAAATATATATTTGAGCGTCAGATAGATAAAGAATGCCATCACTACCGCTGTTCCGATAGGGATACCAACTTCACTTAAGAATTGAAATATGTCCATACACCTATTTATAGGTTTGGACTTGGTGAGAGTAGTATTTAGGGACAGTTTTTAGAGACTATGCATTACTACATAATCCACTGTCCCTTATACTTATTTTCTGATTTGTTTTATAATCTCAGATTTAGTCTTTGAAGACGTAACAACGATGTTATTGTTGTTAGCAAACTCAATCAATTCCTTCTTTGTGAACTTCATAAGTTTCTGTGCAGTTGGAGCTTTGAAAGATTTCTCTTTCTTAACTTCTTTCTGTACAGGTGGGGTTTCGGTAAATCTACTCGCCCAATCTTCATAAAAACGACCAAGTATATTTTTGTCACTAAAGACTAAAAACAGTGGCACCAAGATAATAAGAACTATAAATCCTAAATATACATCAGAAGGTTCCATAATATTCTCCATTATTTTTAATTATTTATTACAGTAAATTTTCTTCTTTTGCAAGAGTCCAAAGACCGAATCCTAATGCTGGCCAAGCCAACAGTTTAACAATAGGTGCAGCTGCTAATACTAACAGTGACATACCAATAATCATAGCACCGTCCCATGAGGTACGTTCTGCTAATCTTGATTTAACCCATCCTTTTATAAATTCTAAACTGAACATAAGTTCTCCTATTTGCGAGACTGAAGTTTATTGATTTCCTCTTCTAAGGTCTCTATACGTTTTTTGAGCAGTGGGTATTTCTGACCCCATTTTTGCTCTTGTTTTATAATATCTAACCCAATCTTATCTTCACACCATTTATCAAATTTCAATAGTGTAGGCATCATAAAGTTAAATGCGCCTGTTGTTGCCAACTTGACTACAATGTTTTTAAGTATTGTTAAAAAGAAACCAACCATGATTATATCCTCGTAGGGATATTTATCTAATCAATGGTCTTATTGTTGCCAATATTGTATTTAGGAGTCAAAACCCAGTCCTTTTTCTCTTTGAAAGGAATGATTTTGATTTGGGATAGGGGTGCAGTAGGTTCTACAATTACATTTGGTTTTAGAACCTTCAAGAGGTTCCATTGCTGAAGAAGATTAATAATGGTATTTCTTCTACCAATATCATTCTCGTCTAGGTTGCTAGGTTTACCGTCCAGTATGAACAGTTCTTTGAAGTGTGTGATGTAGTAGTGACCACGTTTGTGTAAGATGTGACAAGACTGGTATAACTCTTGGTCTTTTCTAGAGGCGACACCAATCCTAGTGAGGGTCTCACGTATTTTTAAAAAATCATCTTTTTCGGGAAATGTAACTTCGACTAAGTCTTTGACTTCATTCTCATAACTACTTTCCATAATCCTTACCACCTTTTACCATTCTCTTTTTCAACTCACGAACTTGTTTATCTGTAAGCACATCAGCATATTCTTTTGCCTTTAGATTGCTTACTTTATAATAGTCCTTTATCGTCTCTAACTTATTACTACTGTAGGGTTTAGACCAAGAAGAAAATCTTTGTCTTTTCCTAAGTATATTTAGATAAAAAAGGTATTGAAGGCGGTTATCCACACCGTGACGAATGTTCATTTCATTTGCAAAATAAACTGCGTCTTGATGATAAGATAATGCTTTGTTAGTTAAGAAGGGGGCGTATTGCTTCTCTTCGATATCATCTACCATGATATCTTTTTTAGTATGTGATACTGCTTTTACAAAGTCAAACGGATTAGTTTTCTTCATTAAGTTTTTCTCGAATACTGGTCAACAAGGTCTTCCCCCACTAACCGTTTACCAAAGGTACGTATCACCTTACCATTCTGTGAACGGACGATGATGCCAGAATTGTACTCCACATCCGTCACAGAACCTTGTTCAAAATCCGTCTTGGATTCTTCAGTTTCGTAGTACATAGAAGTCATAGAATGAGCATGCATAGATGTAACACCTTTAGCCCATTCTTCTGCTTCCAACAACAAACGTTGTCTTTCAACTACTTCATCATGTTCACTCATTTAAATTTACACTCACTCATGATTTCAGTCAAACATGCCACAAGATTGATTTCAATATCGGCTGCGAATGCAGATTTGTATTGATAGTCTGCTATGATTAGCACACAGGCAGGAATCGATGACGGTTCTAACTTTGTCTCAAGTGCGTTAAAAATCTTTCTATACATTACTGATAAATCGTTGTCGGAATTTTCCCCAACCCACTTACGCATCTCTCCCCACTTCTTATCTTTAAGAGTGTTTATTAATGGCGTAATCTTCTCTTCAGCAAGAGTAGAAAGTAATCCAGCATCGATTTCACCACCGATGCCATATCTTTGTACCTCATTCAAACAACGTCTGAAATCGGGAAAGAACTTCATGATAAGTTCAGCAAGAACTTCTTGATTGAACTTAATATCCTCAGCATGACAAACTTCCATAAGTCTTGCTAAGAATTGACTTGCAAGTTTTGGTTTCTCAGTGTTAGGAATTTTGAAATCAATCACAGTACATCTTGAATGTAATGGATTGATAATTCGGTTTTTGAAATTACAGGTCATAATGAATCTGCAATTAGAACTAAACTCTTCGATGAATCCACGTAAAGCAGGTTGTACGGATTCAGCACTAATGTAGTCTGCTTCATCTAGAATGACTACCTTTGGGCCGCCAGACAAACTGGTTGTGGATGCAAAGTTTTTGATTTTAGTTCTTAGGGTATCAATCAATCGTCCTTCGTCAGAACCATTGATGACAATAAAGTCTGCACCAAGTTCATTACATAATGCTTTGGCGACAGTAGTCTTACCACAACCCGCAGTACCATTCAATAGTAAGTTGGGTATCTCACCCCTAGTAACTATGTCTTGAAAGGTATCTTTGAGTGAAGTTGGAAGTACACATTCCTCAATTTTTTGAGGGCGGTACTTCTCTACAAATAAAAATTCTTGTTTCATAATATAGGTCTCGTTAAAAGATGCAAACACCCCACCGTGTTTACTGCATGACCCACCCTAGTAGTGATGAGAAGGGTCACTCCCGAAAGTATTACAGAGACTGGCATAACACTAACACAATATTATATATGCTTATTGAGCAGAGTATGTTGAGTCTGGCTCCAATGCAATAAAATATTCTAGTTCAACATCTTTGTTTTTCCAATTGGAAATACCTTTGGAAGATACCGATACATTGTAGTTGCCAGCAAGAACTTTTAAGTTCTCAATCTTAAAGTTCATGGAGAAAGAAGCACCATCGCCTTCCTTAACCATTCGGCTAAATGTATTCGTTGTTGAGTTCTTCTTATCTTTAACTGTGAACTGTACATTGCCACCAGTTGATTCAAGAACCAAATCATTCACACCTAGTACGCTTGATGCTTTCTGTAAATCAGAAAGAAGTGTACTACTCATATCGAAGTTAACTTCTGATTCAGGCATTGTAATCATCTTCTCTGGCGATGTTACCATACCCTCGGATGCATAAAAGTATGACATCGATGAGTTGTCATCCGCAATTGTCATTGCAGAATCGTTAAACTGAAATTCGGGGTCTTCAAATAGAGAAGTTGCACCCAAGAATTCAGGCAGATTATAAACAGAAAATCCCTGTGGGAATTGTTCTGACACCGTTGCAACTGCAAGAATGTTTTTCATATTTGAAATAGTCTGCAGTTTGTTACCAGCATCTACTTTGATGCCTGGATTTATAGTTGAGAAGTTCTTTAGAACATCTTTAGTTTCGTTACTTATTTTCATCACTGGTTAGTCTCCTATCATGATTGTTTAGAGCAAGGAATCCATAATGGATTACTTTCAAAAGGTCTGCTCTGTTATACCCATCCTTTTTTCCGTATCGCTGGGCATATTTCATAATATTCCCGATACAAAATCCTTCACCGTGACCACTGTCCATAATAAACTCAGTCGCCTGAAATTTATTATGAGAGTAGTGTTGGTCGTAAGTTTTGTCCACATAAGAAGAGAACTCCGCAAGGAGTTCGTCTTCATTGTATTTGTAGTTTATACTCATACGTCTATTATACTTCCTAGAACTGTGGTTCGTCAATAGGGTTTTCGGAAGTTTCTTCAACTTCCTCACCCAGTGGATTTACACCAGCATCAATCTTGGTATAGAGGTCAAGGATAGATGCCCTTGTCTCTTCATCAAACCTAGAGATACACATCTCAATCGACTTGAGTTTGTTACCAAACATTCTGAAAGCATTCACAATGTGAACCAACCTTCTAGTAGTCACAACATCATCAATCGCACCTTCATAGTAGGTCTTTCTGATAACATCTGCCCAGTCAACCAACTTCTCACAGAAGTCCATGTCAACATCACCACTTAGAGCCATTTCCTTAGAAAGGATTTTTCTCTCAGTTGTCACTGGTGGATATTCTTGTTGCATTGTAACCGCAAATCTTTCAAGCATTGCTTCGTTCATGATTTGAGTACCCACAAACTTACCATCATCGGAACCTTGTCCTTTGGTGTTTGCAGTAGCAAGGATAGTGAAACCTTTAGCAGGGGTCACCCACTCACCAGTTTTCTTGATTAGGTAACCTTTACCTTCAAGAACTGATTGTAGACACATCAACTTGTTTGAACCAAGGTCAACTTCATCTAATAGAAGAACTGAACCTTTTCTCATTGCTTTGATGACAGGGCCTTCTCTATAAACAATGTTACCATTGACAAGAGTGTGACCACCCATCAAATCATCTTCATCAGTTTCGATGGTGATGTTGACTCTGAAGAGTTCCTTCTTCAGTTGGGCACAAACCTGTTCAATCATTAAGGTCTTACCGTTACCACTCAACCCAGTAACAAATACAGGGAAGAAGATTTCAGACTTGATGATGTTCTTGACATCAGCAAAGTGACCAAAGGGAACGTAGTTCGACATTTTCTCAGGCACGATTTTTACATCGTCACTCAGAAGATTAATGTCTGCCATCTCAGTCTGAGCAGCAACAGGTGAATTATTAGGTTTAGGAACAGCAGGAACGGCAACAGCAACAGGTTTTACAGGAACCACTGTCTGTGGTTCATATCCACCGTTGTAACCACTCACAACTGCTTCTAGATTAAAGATAACACCCGAATCGGTTGCTTCTTTGAACGGATACCTTTTGGTATTGTTCATCCAGTAGGGGACAGGCCCCATTGTCTCAATCTCTTCTTTAGAAAAGACTGATTGGTCGGGATACTTCCCGACTAGACCATCAAGGAATTCTTTCCTGTCAGGCGTGTAATGGAACGCTTTACCACCAATGGTAATCGATTCCGTTTTATCATACGATGCACTCATAATTTGTCTCCAGTTATATCGTTATTTCTCATCATCAAGTTATAGGCTAACAAAAAAGTAGGGTCACTGTCAACAGCTATTTGCATGTTTGTAGCAATTTACCCATCTTTTTTTGCTGTTTAGCGTTCAAATCACCACCATTGTTGACCCAAATCCTAAAAGCAAAGCATTCGACTGCTTCCTCAGCACACTTAGATACCCTAGGGCAGTTATTCGCTACACATGGTGGGTCACCAACATCCATGACTGCATCAGCAAACTTACTGTAATCAGTATCATGGGAAATGTAGTAAGCGGGGTCTACCCTTAATTCATTCTTAACCTGTATCATTTTTCTTCTCCAGTGGATAAGGGGTTCTCTTCCCTAAACAATTTAACTAAAAAACTATGATTCTTTTCATAGTAATCACTTATCGATGCATATGGTTTTTCACCATGTGCTTTCCGTTCAACACAGTTCTCAGTGAACATATGTTGTAACCAATTTTCAAATGTATTATACATTACGCTATCTCCTTTATAAATTCATTTGTTAAAAATCTTGAACCGACTTTACTGCTTCTGTTTTTCTTGAAGTTAGAAAGCAGTGTTGATTTCTTAGCACCAATCAAGTCATCCGAAAGTTCATCATCCACAGTCTTTAGGTTTGCAGAACAGCAGATGAATAATTTTCCGTAACCATGTGCTTTAACTACATAACCTTCTTTTCTAATTTTACCCCAAGTCTTTCTGTAGTTGTCATCATAACCATAGTCTTTTTCAATAGACTGTGAAAGTGAACCACAAGAGTTTAGAATATCATAGAAGTCTTGCTTTCTTTCAAGAGCAAAGTAACCAGTAACTGTAACACCCGTTTCTTTTGACAACCAATCCAATAGGTTAGCAGTTCTTTCCCAATCATTAGAGTTACCTCTATAGTTGTACCCGTCACCTTTTGGCACAGAGTAGGGATAAGTTTTTCTTGAGTAAGGGTCAGTAATGAAGATATGTTTTGCAATTTGATTCCAACCCAAGTCTTCGGTTGTTCTTATCTCATTTTCCTGTTCGTAAGCTTCTGAAGATTCTTCTCTAGTCAATTTCAAATGAGTTGAATCGTGACTGAACCCGTCAGTTATTACAGTGAGAATCATTTTCTCTAACTGGTAAGCATTTCTAAAAGCAGGTAAGATTTTTCTCATTGCTAACAGTGAGTTGTTCAGCGGAGTTCCACCAAGTCTCAATTTCTGAGGCGAATCAAGTCTAATCATATTCCAAATACTGAATTCAAATGGCGCACCATCAAACCAGTCCTTAATCGTATCTTCAGACTTACTCCAAGACCTAGTATCCGCAGTGATGTAAGCATTGTAAAGAAGACCAAAAAGTCTAATCATATCTCTTTGAGTTTGTTTCTTCTTACCATTAGCAAACAGTTCAAGAAGAACATTGTCTCTACCAAAATCTGAATCACCTCTATACTGGTCGGAGAAAGCATACACTCTGAAAGGAATGTTTACTTTTCTGCAGAACTCAGCGAGTATCAATGACTGTTCCAAAAGGTTTTTGATTGAACCGTAGATTGAACCACTCCAGTCGAGCAGAACAACTACACCGTGGTTCTTACCATCTGGCAAGTAGGTGACTCTCTTAAAGATATCATCCATAACTTGATACTTAGCAACAGCATTCATATCAAGTTTTCCAGTTTTACCTTGGAACGCTTTGACGCTTCTCATTGCATTCTGCTTCATCTCAAATTCTTTTGCCATGTGATTGATAAGAGATTTGTTCTTATCAACAATTTTCTTAGCAGAAAAATCTGCATACTTGATTAAATTTTCCGAATCATCATTTTCTGAAAACCACTCGTTCAAGTCAACTGAAAGTTTCTCAGCAGTAACAATCATGCTGTCAATCTCACCACCATTCTCAAACATTTTAGAAATGTTTTTGGTAGTTCTCACAATCGGAGCAGACTCAACAAATGAACCTTCGTTTTGGTGAGCATTGTACTCGGTGATTGATTCCCTTGCACCGTTCTCATCATCAGAGTAGTTACTTGGATTTTTGTTAGAAGAAGTACCACCAGTCTTACTAGCGATATCACCTTGTCCGCCTTCTTCTTCTTCACCGTCTTCACCGTCACCTTCACCCTCTTGAGCGTCATCACTATCTTCACCACTATCGGATGACTCATTACCTAACTGAGATGAATCATCATCGTCAGGCAAACCATCATCGTCATCGGACTCAGAAGTGTTCGGGTCAAAGTCGGGTTCCATGAAGTCATCTTCATCCCAATCTTCATCCTCATCGAATGAATCGTCTCCAGCTTCTGGCATAGTGACCGCAGCTCTTTGGTCATCTTCATTTCTTGTTTCGTTTTCTTTAGACCACTCATAAATCGCAGTAGCACACTCAACTACTTCTTCCCAAGTAGTACATGCTTCTGACATTTCATAGAATGGTAATTCCTCATCAGTGAATATCACACCAGCAGAAGAACCAACCTTAGTTTGAAGGTTGATTTTATCAATCAATGAAAGTGCATTGACATTCTTACCTTTGATTCCAAAGAAGTCTTGAGCAACCAACTCTTTATAAGCAGCGAAAAAAGACTTGACCAAGCCAGGGTATTTCGCTTTGATTGCTTTCTCAATCCTAACGTCTTCGATAACGTTAAGATATCCTTTAAGTGTTCTATTGTTTTCCAATGCAGAGTGAAGACCCTCGTAAGGTGTATTCAATGCATGACCAACTTCGTGACCCATGAATAGGTCATAAAGTTCGGGACTCATATCTTCTTTGAAGATAGGACAGGCAAGAACCCTGTTCTTAATGTCAAAGTAGGCAGTAGGTATTCTCTTGTGAATAACGGTAAGGTCTTCACCCGCCATTAGTCTCGCAAGATTGTCTTTTTGATTTGTTAGTTTCTCATTCATAAGTATAGGCTACCAAAAAAGTGCTGTCACTGTCAACAGCTCATTTCGTTTATTCAGAGTTTTCTGCACATTCTATAGCGTATTCTACAGCTTTTTCTTCAGAAAGACCCTTTTTTAGTCCTTCTTCATACTTCGCTTCTAGATAACTCTCATAATATTCGCAACTCACCGTGTTTGACTCCTGTCTTTTCTCAATTACAGGGGTATTATCGCACTAAAGTGGGGTCACTGTCAACAGCTCATTTGACTTATTTTGAGTCGGGACGCATGTCCAGTAGGTTCGTGGTGAACCATAGAGGTAGGGTATATCGGTCATTTCGATACACTTTTGATACGGAATGGTGGAAATCCATCCCTTGAAATAGGACTAATTCGCACGCTATGGGGGTGTATTCAAACCCCATGGGTAGAGACTCGCATGGTTTAAACTGCAGTTTACCGCCACTGTAGTCATCATTAAGGTACATTACGCCCGCCCACGTGGTCTGTGGGACAATCGTATCCCCTTCCATAGTGTCATATACATCTATATGCCATGGAATCTCAGACCCATTGGGGTGTTTCATGATTTCAGTCTGTTCGGGATAGACCTTCTGACCTGTTTGAGAAGCAATCTCTGCTATCGATAGGTACTCCAATTTCCTCATCAACGTGCGAATCCATCCAGTTTGAATGTGTCCCATAGGAATTTTTCTCCTATCATAAAGAGGGGAAGGGTCTTCTTGAAGAAGGTGTGGGTGTTCCTTATGGAACTGAATTAAACTCTTGGCTTCTTCAGTTGTTATAACTTCGGGTATTTGGATTAGGTTAAAATCAAGCATTCATCATCTCAGCATTAAGAGGCATACATCTATCTACGTTATCAGAGAACCAAAATGAAATTGTATGTCTTGAGTTTCGTCTCACCTTATGTACACCATGCTCTATATAGATACCTTGAAATAATAATCCAGTGCCAGTTTGGGGTTCGTATTGTTCACCGAAAGGAATATATGTTTCACCCCCTTGGAAATTATCATTCAGATATAAGATACAAGTCCACTCTCTTTGGTTTTCATCGGGGATACCATCTTGCAATGATTCAGATGAGTAAGTATCTAAGTGTGGTTCTTGAAATCCCCCAATCGGCCATTCATTGATTGCAATCATTTCGGGGTAGGTAACTTTACCCTGTGTCTTGTATATCTCGCATATAAGATTTAGAGCTACTTGTCCAACTAGTTGTCTTACCCATGGAGTTTGGATATGTTGAAATCTAATACCACTGTAATCAGTGGAACTACCTACACTTTCTAAATGTTTATGAGTTCTGTGAAACTGTATTATCTGCTGACATTGGTTGTACGTCAGCAAATTTTGCATCATTTTTGGCGTGTAGGGCTTCTGCAATTGCTCTTCGTTGTTCATACTCTATTCTCTTTGCTCTCTCCTTGGGTCTTGATTTGAGAGCACGTTCAATTTTTAACTGTGATGCACGTTGCAGAAATATGATACCATTTAAATGGTCTATTTCATGTTGTACACATCTTGCACCAAGACCTTCCAAAGCAAGTGAACGTTTCTCACCATCAGATGTTTGATAATCAAAGACAATTGACTTTGGTCGCTTTAGCATAATATATATGTCGGGAAAAGATAGACACCCTTCCTTCATCATTTCAGTCTCTTGGGAAATCTGCGTTATGACTGGATTAAAAAAACCAACTATACCCTCGTCTTGAGTTCGCATAACAAACACACTAACATCAACACCAACTTGATTAGCACTTAATCCAAGACCACCATGTTTTTCCATGGCATCTTTCATGCCTGTTTCCAACTCTACAGCATTGCACTGTGGTTTATCGAAATTAAACATTTCAGTGGGGTTGCGTAATACTTTACTCGCTTCTTCAACTAATTCATACATATTATTTTTTTGTTAATCCATTATATTTAACTGCTAAATTATAAAACTGTCCTAGTTTCTTTTTACCAGCGTGACCTGCTTTGTTGGTTCTTACTGACATTTGCATGGTCAATGTAGTATCTTTAGACTGCAAATGAATGAACCAATTCTGTTTTGAACTTCCCGACTTTTCCGCTTTCAAGAATTTTACAACTGGTAAGAACACACCCAACTCATCATCGTCCGTGACTTGTTCGTATGTAGAACCTATGCCTTTAATTACCTTCGTAGGTACATCGGGAGCATCTCTTAAAACTGCTTGTTTAATGTAATCAAACGACTTACCGCCAACTTTACCATTCTTGTTGAATAGGTCAATCAACTCGTCTCTGATAATCTCTAGCATTTTATCATATAATGATTCGTAGAGTTTGCTGTTCTTTTTATCTAAATTTTTTAACAGACCTTCTGTCGTTCTTCTTTCTTTACTATCATATGTATCAGCAGAAGGCATCCCGTCTATTTTTGAGTACACCTCTTTGTGTAATCTTAAAGATAACTTCTTAACATCTTTACCTGCTTTGAAGAATTGGAATACTGGATTTATATATGTATTCAGTTTGGGTTCGGATGTTTTCTTTCCACCCGCTTTCAATGATACCCCTAGAATATTAGGTTTCTTGCCATCAAACTCAATAAAGATATCGCCTGGATGACCACTTGGGACTCCTGTAGGTTTAGCACGATAACCCCAATATACTTGTTTAATTTTCTGTGACTTCTCTTCGTCCATTATGTACTTGTGAATACCTATAGCATTCTCAACTTTTTCTTGGAACTTAGATGAATCTTCTGCAAGTCCTATAAACTCAACAGCGGCTTTCTTATCTGAACTTGCAACACATTTCAATTTGTCAACATCTTGTTTCAGAATGAAATCATAGAAGTCCGTTACGTTCTTTGGTTTGTAACCCTTCTCATGTGCTATAGCAGGAAACAGTTCAGTGATACTTGAGTTCAAAGTTGTTTCATTCATTCCACCCGACTTGGGTTTGAACATAAAGATACATCTTCCACCTTCCATACCTTTAACTTCTACGGGGTCAAAACTAGACAAAGAACTTCCAATTACTTCATGTTCTATTCCAGCGTCTTTAAGATTCTTGACAACTTCGTCTCTATCCTTGTCTCTATCTGGCGTTTTTATAACAAAAACAGTTGTCCTAGATGATGACTTTTTATGTTTCTCTACAGAAAAACCATCCAATACTTCGGGGTCGAAATCAGTTAGTTTGACTTCTTCGCTAAGTAATGGTTCTACCGTAGGTACTGATATGTTATTGAACTGTGAGAAAGATTTCATATTACTATTTATCTTTCAAAGGTTTCGACAGTTCTTCCCATGATGTTTCGTAGTCCGAGTCTCCATCAACGAATCCCATTACCCCTAATTTTTCATATTCGGGAATTAGTGATTCGTGTAACAATCCGATTCTTTTAAGGTTAGGCATAATCCTAGTAAATAGTATACCTTGGAATTGTGTTTGCCAGATGTTCTCTTGATTGTATTTGTCCGTGTAGTCTAAATCAAATCCATACTTTTCCCAAACAGGATATGCTTTCATTCTGTTTCGCATGATTGTAGATGCTTCCAAAGCAAACTGTGCTCTATCCAACTTTTCTTCTTCAGATAATGTTTCAACAAAATCAGACAGATAAGTCATACCAAATGTTACATGTCTTGCTTCGTCTCTGATAATCAAATCTATCATATCTTTAAAGACTTGGTCAGCAGCCATTTGTCTAGTTGCTTGGAAAGCGGCCAATGCTAAACCTTCAATGATGACTTGCATTCCTATGAATTTCAAATCCCATCGTGGGTCAGTTAGAATTTTATCTAGTAGACTTTTAAGTGGAACAGTAATCGGCCATGTTCGTCCAATACGTGTCTGTAGGTACTTATTAAATGCTTCCACATGTCTTGCTTCATCAAAGGTCTGAGAAGCTGCATATAGTTTTGCATTGAATGTTGGTGCACAACTGGCTAATTGAGATGCAACTAACAATGCACCCTGTTCACCATGTAGATATTGACTTACTGCCCACGAATTCATGTCTATATGAAACTCTACTCGTTCTTCTACAGTAAGTTTGTTGTATCCTTCATGAGCATCCCACTGCCTATCTTCATTCTTGAACATATCAGAGTTTGCATCTAATTGATGAAACGGTACGTCCCAATCAACATCAACCTCTACATTCCAGTTAAGTTTTTTGCCTAACTCATAGAGTTTTTTGATGCGGTTATCTTGAACATTGTAGTCCCAATTGTAAGAACCTGTTAAAGGCGTCTCAAAAATTTCCACAATGTCCGTGGGGTTTAAGTCCTTTTTAGGGTATTCCCCACTATGCTGGACTATCGATTTTGGTGTTGAGGTTGTTCTAATTACTTTCATGTTTTATTTATTCCGCAACTCTAGAGAAGTTCTTGTATTTTTCAAATCTCAATACTTGATTGAATTTATCATGCAAGGCATCACCCTTATGACTTATAATAAATGCATTAGTCCTTTCCGTCAAGGTGTTTAATAATTTTAAAAAGTCATCTGTACCAGCAGTATCCAATGAACTATCAAATACTTCATCAAGAATAAGTAAGTTAGTATTTACACTATTCTTCATTCTTGCGATTGCTCTCCATGTGAATAGTAATGACAAATCAATTCTCATCTTTTCACCTTGTGAGAAGTTATCATATTTGAATACGTCTCTGAATCTTGACTTAATGGTTTCTTCAAAGGATTCATCAATCTCAAATCCAACATAGAACTCTAGTTGTGCTAGATACTTATTAATAAGTTTGTTCATAATTGGGACATATTGTTTGATAATCTTTTGTTTAACACCTTGGTCACGCAATAACATTTGTGCTATATCATAATAATGTGATGTTTCAGATTGTTTTTCTTTCTTCTGAATCAAAATATCTAGTGTATCTTCAGCATCTAGAATCTTATCTTCTGCATCTGAACCCGCAGTTGCTTCCGTCTTCAAGTCCTCAATTTCCTTTTGGAGTTTGGTGATATACTTTTGGTTGGAAACAACTTCAGTTTGCAGTAGCGCAATGTTTTTTTGAACCTCTTCTATTCGTCCTTGGACTTCTCGGATTTCCGCCAATCGATTGGAGCAATTACCGACTTTTCCTTCGATTTCGACAAGTGCAGTAACCAACTCCGTCTTCTTGAGTTCCTTTTCTGTAACATGTTTCTTTTTATGGTCTTCATCTATACCTTGCTCACATGTGGGACAGTTGTCGTTGTCATCATAAAATTTGATTTCTCTAATTGTTTTCTTTCGAGCACCTTCAAGTTGTCGTTCCAAGTCAAGCAATTCTGTGAGTTGATTTTCTTTAGAATCTTTATCCTTGATACTGGTGGTTTCCGCCACCACATCTTGCGTCTTTTCATCTATTTTCTCCATGAGGTTGTTGATATTAGATTGAGTTTCCTCAACCGTGGATTCATACTTAGAGATTTTAGAATCCCTATTCTCACGTAGTACATTAAGTTGTTCATTCAATCCATGAATCCGTTCTTCCATAATCTTGATATCATGACCAGTCTCTGTAATTTCGTTTTTGTGGGCAGACATTTTGTTTCTTAGTACCTCTTGCATTGTAGAGAAGATACTAATGTCCAATAGGTCTTCTACTAAGTTACGTCTGTCCTTGGACTTCAACTGCATGAAGGGGACAAAGTTAGCAGAACCTAAAATGGCTACCTGTGTAAATGAGCGGAAACTCATTTTCAAAATTTGTTTTTCTAGATGTTCTTGGTAATCTCTTACGTTAGCATCTTGATTGACAAGAACGTCATCAAGATACATTTCAAACCTGTTAGGTTTTGCACCACGTATTACTTTGTATTGCTTTGTACCAATTGAAAATTCAATCTCAACTAAGAGGTCTCGACCATTGATTGAGTTTATTAATAAATCTTTCTTTAGATTCCTAAATCCCCGTCCATATAATCCAAAACATAAAGCGTCAAGAAGTGTAGACTTACCACTACCATTTTCACCCAAGATAAGAGTAGTTTGGTGTGTGTCTAGTTGGATTTCAGTAAACGTGTTACCGCTTGATAGTAGGTTTTTATATCTTACTTTCTTAAAATTTATCATAAAAAGTTATGTTCTTCCAATGCCTCATGATACAATGTCTTCATGATTTTGTCTAGTTCTTTTTTCTTACCCTGTATCTCTAGACCGTCAACATACTTTGAAAGAATGGTTAGGGTGTCTTCAATGTTCTCAATCTCTTCATCATCAAAGAAATCCATATGCTTATTATCATCTACTATAGATACGTGTAAAGGATTTACACCGTATAGTTTATCTAAGTATGTGTCGAACCAATAAGGGTTTTCCTTTTCTACTACAATTATTTTGACAAACTTTCCTCTATACTGTTCGTAGTCTGCATCAGAAATAGACTCAAACGACTCATCCGTATCATTGTAGAATGCCTTCTCAAACATCGTTAAAGGATTATGTACAGGCATCATTTCTCTAGTATCAGTATCAAAGATGTGAAAGTATTTTTCATCACCAAAGTCTGACCAAGTGAATTGCATTTGAGAACCCACATAACGAATGTTCTCTATATCTGTTTTGTGGTGGAAGTGACCGCTATATACTTTCTCAAATCTTTTAAGATACGTTGGACTTAAACCATGCGAACAAACCATAGCAGGGTTCATCATTGCACCTTCAATCTCAAAGTGACCGAATGCGATTGCAGATGGTACTGTTTGGAAAAACTCAATAGCGTCTGCATAATTTTCATTATTAATCCAAGGAACCATAGCAACATCTAATCCGTCATAGTTCATGACTTTAGGTTCTTCAATTACATTGACACCCTTTTGGTCATAAAGTAATAACGCTGGTGAATTAACATCATTAGTATTCTTATAATAAGTGTCATGGTTACCTATAATCAAATCCATGGTAATTCCACGTTCTTGCATAGGTTTAATGAAGTGTTCGATGTTTCTTTGAAGGGAAGCAAAGTTGATATACTTACGCCTATCAAAGTAATCACCCATATGAATAATATGCTTGATATCGTTTTGGTCTAGATACGGGAAGAATACCTCTTTATAGAAACGTCCTTGATACTCTGACATTTCAACCATATCGTTCCTAACACCGCAGTGAGTGTCATTCAGAATAGCTATTTTCATTAACTGTTATTTTCGCTTAAGTCTTGGTCTAGGTTTGCTTTCGCTTTCCCTGTTTTCTTTTTACTCTTACGGGGGTTGTAATCCACATGATTCATATGTTCTTGCATCCATTCCACATTAGTATTAACAAATGTTGGGTCATGTGAACCATCTATTGTTGTGTAGGCATCTGTTGTGATACCCGCAGCTTCAATTGATTGTTGTTTGATAAAGACTTGTTTCTTTTCCTTTTGAATTCTTCTTAGGAATGCATAGTAACAAATCTGAGTAACATATGCAAATGCATTGTTAGACTTCTCTACATTAAAGTTGTGAAGATACTGCAAACAATTCTCAATGGCGTCACAAATCATCTCATCTCTATAAGTATAGTTGATGAAGTTTGGACGGGTAGAAAGTCTTGTTGCAATTTTATAGATACACTCACCAATGTATTCGGTCATACGTGGTGGGGTTGCATCCTCTGAAATTGCTTTCTTGTAGAGTGCGTTGTGTTCAGCGACTGCTGCTGTAAACTCTTTGTTGTTTACATAGTGTTCAGGCTGTTTTTTATCTGTAGTTTTCTTAGTCATGTACCTATTATATGGTAATTATCTCATTAATGTAAGGGGGTTTTTAGTATTTATCCTAAGTATTTATCTATGATAAAAAAGGACAATAACATAAACCCAAACACTGATACCTGTATTACAGTCGCCCAAAACACTTGTCTCATTGGGTGAACTTCAGTAAGTTTCTCTATCCAAGATTCACTTGGAGAAAGATTAACTACTTGTAATATTTTTTTTTCCATAATTTCTAAAAAAGCACTAGACAGACTGAACATCTAATGTAATAATAGCTGTGCGCCAGAGGAGCTTAGCTAAGGGAACTTAGTATTGGTTAATTGCCAAATACATAATAATAAACGGAATCGCAATAGGGGCAGTAGCTAGAGTAATCATCAACACAGTGTCGCAGATTCGACATGCAGTTTTATTCTCTTTCATTCTCTCTATCATAGCGTTTAAAGCTAAAGTAGTCATGGTTCTCCAAATAGGTTAGGTTATAAACAAGATTTATGAGTAATTATTAATTTATGTGATAAATGCATATTACTCGCACATATTTAGACAAACAAAATCTCTGATACTTTACGTAACAACATGATATTTAATTATAGGTGATATCAAATATTCGCATGACATAATTTTCAGCAGCATTCTCCGCAAATAACTCACTCTTACCATCAAAGACCACATCTCTTTGCCAAATATTGTCTTGATAATATCTACAACCATAACCACCATCTTCTGTAAGATAGACCTGTGCCTTCCTATTATCATTCCAATAGTCATGCAGTTTGTTTTCAAAGATTTCCATCTTATTGTGTTTCATTTCTTTACCCGACTGTATCTCAATTTCATTTAAATACCAAATTGCCATTAGTGAATTGTCCGTTTGCTGGAAAGGTGTTCTTCATACTCCATCTCCAAATCAAATTCTTCATCCTCTAATATTTCTAGTTTACGTAGTTCCTCTGGCGTAATTGGCCCACCAGTTTCTTCGATGATTCTATTCATCGCTTCGTGTACTGCACCTTTAATATCTTGATTGTATTCTTGGTGAGACCTTACAGGAATAGTTCCATTCTCAACCATATCTAACCACTTTGATGATGCACTGTCATAGTAATCAATGAATTGATGATTGAGTTCGTTTCTATGAACAATGTGTGCTTCGGGTATAAACAATGTTGGTTCAGCACTTAGTGGTGCGTAAGGTATAAAAGTTGACAAAGTATTGTTATCTTGCGTCAACTGTAATTGACAAATCATAGGTAAAGTTATGTTGATACCTTCAGGCATCTCTCTAACCATTCCTACGATATCCAATCCAGTTCTAAGTTTAACAACTTCATAACGATTGGGCGCTAGTGATGTTATGTTATCCATACTTGTATTTAGGTGGTTCATAATTTAAATTGCTTAATGTTGTACGGGAAGTTTTCTTCGTTATAGATATTTATTCGTTCTTTTAGGTGTCGTAAAGTATAGTTGTCACCCCATAAATCATCAGCAATATCGAATAACCTAAGAGATTCTTTACCATTACCCTTTCTCAACCCTCTTCCTATTGACTGTAGGTTTCTAATTCTAGACTTAGATGGAGATGCAAAAACAATGTTGTCTATCTTTTTGATATTGATACCTGTACTGAAAGTTCCATATGATGCCAGGATAACCGCATCGTCTTGTGTTTCAACTAACTCTCTAATCTCTTCTCTATCTTTAGTGTCAGTACCACCGTATACATAGTGTAAATCTTTAACTCTATCCTTCATCATGCTGTGTAAAACAAATCCATGTTTCTCAACGAACTGAAACAGTACAAGTGTATTTCCCTTAAGACTGTATACAAGGTTACAAAGAAATTCATTTCTCTTTTGATTTAATACAAGATATTCCATCTCATCTTGATATGAAATTTTAGATATTTTATCATGTTCCAATATCACAACGTCTATATCTATAGCGGCAATGGTTCCATCTTCAATTAATTCTGAAGTAGTAATAACCTTAGTTGCAGGCCCAAATAAACCTTCTAGTTGTAATCTGTGAACTTCTGTACCATCTAGTGTACCTGTTGTCCCGAAACGGATTGCCGTGGTTCGCATCTTTTCCAAGATACCTTTCAGTACATTTGCTTTAAATAGATGCGCTTCATCTCCTACTACAACATCAAATGATTGTAATACGTCAAGTGGCGCTTTAGATAAAGACTGCCACGTTGTTATAGTGATAGGTGCATCGAATACTTCTTGACCACTGTATATTTTACATACACGTTCTTCATACCCATACTCAGTAAAGTCTTTTGCCATTTGTTCAACAAGGGATGTTGTGGGCACAATGATTACAGTTTTCTTATCATAATATCTAGATAACAAATATATGATTAAAGACTTACCACTTGCTGTGGGGGAAACCAAAAGTTTCCTACCATACTCTATAC